AGACGCGCAGGAAACCAGCCGCATAAGGGGTAACACATGGCCGAGAAACTTTTTGGTGTAGCGGTCGAACCAGAAGCCCCCTTGTTTGGAGAGCCTGTTGAAGCCGCCCCGGAAACCGACCAAACGGTTATTGGCTCCATCGCCCGCGGCGCTGGGGCTGGTCTCGTGGACATCGCCCAGGGCATCTCGGAACTTGGTGCCGCCGGTCTGGATCTTGCAGGCATCACGGAGGATGCAAGCCGCCCGACGACAGAAGCCTTCGAAGGCGTAAAAGAGAGCCTTGGTTTGGTGCCAGAGCGGACAGCAGGCAAGATCGCCGAGGTGCTGGTGAACTATGGCTCTCTTGCAATCCCTGTAGCCGGCTGGGTCGGCGCCGCCGGACAAGCCGCCCGACTGACCAAGGCGGGGGCTGCGGTTCCCCAAGCTGCCTCGGCACTGCGCCGGGGTGCTCAGGCCTTTGGCAAGAGCGGCGTGGGTCAGGCGTTGACCGGAACCAGAGCAGCCCGTGCTGGGACCACGGCTCTCGCAACTGGGTTGGCTGACGTGCTCGTCGCACCTAGCACCGGGGTCACCCTAGCCGACAGCTGGGATGCGATGCCCGAGTTCCTACGCACGGAAGACACAGAAGGCTTGGTCGGGCAGGAGCTGGCTGCTGCGCGCCTTGCCAACAAGTTCCGCATTGGCCTTGAGGGGGCCGGGTTTAGCCTTGGGATGGAAGCTGTTCTACCTGTAGTTGGCGCCACGGCAAAGTCTATCGCCTTGATCCCAGGGGTTCCCGCAACTGCCAGAGCTCTGTCGGCAGGGGTTGACGCTCTCGGATCTAAACTTGGTGAGGTTGGCTTCGTCCGAAAGTATCTGACTCCCAGTGGTTGGACCCCCAAAGAAATCTTCGACGCCACACAAACCGCGACGAACATCATCGAAGCGGAGCAACAGATCGCCTCTGGCCTGTTGTCCAAGTATGACACGACCATCAAGAAGGCCATTCGGGCGCAGCGGCTGACGGGGCGCGGCAAGACCGCGTTGCAAAGAGCATACCAGGACACGACGGACCTACTGACGGGAAGCCTGCAACCGACGGTGTTCAAGCAACGGTATGGCGATCAGGCCCTTCGGGCGGCCGACGAAATGCGCAACGCCATCGACGAGGTTAGCCTCCGTTTTCAGTCCTCCGTGCAAAATGCACCGAACCTGACGCAGCCGCAAAAGGTCCAACTTCTGCAGCAGTTCCAGAGCAACCAGGGCACCTACATCCGCCGGCTATATGAGCTCCATCTCCAGCCGGAGAAGTTCATGGGCGTCGATGTTCGTGGCATGCCGCAATACACCGGTGCACGTAACCAAGTAGCCCAAGCGCTACAGGTTCAGAACCCACAGCTTACGACGCAGATGGCGGATCAGCAGGCTGAGCAGTTCATCGACCAAGTGTTTGGACAAAGTCTGATCCAGAACGGCCTGAGCCCAGAAGCGCACATGAAGCAGCAGCTCATTGCTTTGAAGCAGGGCGCCAAGGAAACACAGGGTCAAGCTCCGCTGTTCAAGCTTGCTGACGGCATGCTCCAAGATCGCAGCCAGATTCTGGACGCTGCCCCTATGATGCGGGAGATGATGGGTGAGGTCACCAACCCTCGTGACCTGTTCCTGCGGACCATGGACAACATGGCATCCACCATGGCCTCGCAGCGGCTGTACGACAACATCGCCTCTTCCGGCATCAAACCGCTACCACTGGCCATCGCGGAGATGAACCAAGGTGCGCGGCCCTTTGTCATCGATGGGACGACAGTTGGCGACGATATGGCTTCCGAACTTGTTGGCCTGAACTACACAAAGCTCGGGGAAATGAACCCGGACAATGCGTTCGGTGGGAAGTTCGGCGTTTTGTCCGGACACTACGTCCCCAACGAAATCTATAATGCGCTCACCATCCCAGTTCGTGCGCACTCTGGCATGCAAGATGCCCTGGCTGTAGCGTTGCAGGCGAAGGGCCTGTCGCAGATGAGCAAGGTAGTGCTGAACCCGCTGTCTCAGGTGCGTAACTTCTTGTCAAACACCTTCGTAGTTGGTGCCAACGGCAACCTTGGACGGGAGATGCCGCTGTTTGAGAGCGTCGACACGCTGATGTCCAACGCGCTAGACAGCCCGGAGCAGTTCAAATTGCTTCGCGCCATGGCAGAAGAGGGTGCCATCGGCCAGAATATTCAGCTGAACGAGCTGACGAGACTGCTGAAAGAGCAGACGGCAGGTGGCATTTCCGCCCGCCTGCAGAAAGCTGGGGACATGTTCCGTTCGAGCAAGCTCGGAGCACCTGTCCGGTTTATGGAAAACACCTACCGCTTGGGTGATGATTACTGGAAAGTATTCGGTGCTTTGGCAGAGAAGGCCAAGTACGGCGGAGCGCTGCGCAAGGCGGGTCTGGATCTGGACAACCTGTCTCCCGCAGTGCAGCAGTCCCTGGTCAACTCGGGCCTCGCACGTCGGACCTCGTCCATTGCAGGGTCAGACTTCTCTGATCTCTTCGCCATCGACATCGTCCGCAACACCATGCCCACCTACTCCATGGTGCCGGAAGCCATCAAGGCGCTACGTCGTGTCCCGGTCATCGGTAACTTCATGTCGTTCCCTGCGGAAATCATCCGCACGTCCACAAACATTGTCACCCGCGGCATGAAGGAGCTTGGATTCAAAGCCAGCGCCGACCTCGTCAACCAGATCGGACCGGAAGCGGCCAAGCAGTTAGAGCGGCAAATCCGTGGCATTGGCGCCCAGCGCCTAGCGAGCTATGTGGCCATGTCCACTGTCGCCCCTGCACAGACGGTTAGGGCAGCACACGCCGCCCTTGGCATCACACCGGACCAGGAAGAGAACCTTGAGCGCGAGGCTCCGGATTGGACCGGCCGCAAAATGTACATCTCCGCCCCTGATGCAAAAGGGAACGCAGAGTATGTCGACCTGACCTACATGCTTCCGTATGACTTTGCTTTGGAGCCCGCCCGCAAAGCCCTCTCGACTTACCAGTTGAAGGGAGAGGTCAGCGACAACGAGGCGGCAAATATTACGGCTGGTTTGTGGGATGGTTTCAAGCGGCTGGTCGAGCCTTTTGCTTCGGAATCGCTGGCAGCGGAACGCATCATTGACGTGACCACCCGCAACGGGCGCACGGCAGACGGTGCAAAGATCTACGAAGAGGCGGAGTCGACAGGCGACAAGATCGGCCGCTCCTTGATGCACATTGTCGGGGCATTCATCCCCGGCATCGTCGACCAGTTCGTGACGGTCAAAGGCGGACAGCTAGAGCCAGGACGTGTCACTCGTGCAGTGACCGGAGAGGCCAGCGCACAGGGCGACCCCTACTTCCTGGCCGAGGAAGCCGGGACGATGCTCACGGGTGTGCGTCCGCTTCGCCTCAACACCGCTCGCAGCCTATCCTATGCAGGCAACGAATACGCCCAGCTGCGGACCAGTGCGACACGCATCTTTACTGGGGTTGCAGATGACAACGACAAGACTGCGGAAGAAGTCATAGATGCCTTCATCCGATCCAACGAGGCTCGCAAGCGCCAGGCTGCAAACCTCTACGCCAAGATCCAAGCCGCACGTGACGCAGGCATGAGCGATCAACAGATCCGCCGGTCCTTTGACAACACAGGCATCTCCGGTCGAGAACTGTCGGCCATCATGCGGAACAAATACATCCCACTGCGTCCGAGCCGGCAGATCATCCGGGAAGTTATGATGGAGGCTACCGGGCGAACCGCAGACGTTGCTGCGGAGAACCGCATCCTGAAGAGGCTTCCGGTTCAAGATCTCAACCGCATTGCCCGAGAGTTCCGAAACCAGCCTCTGGTTTCAGATCGCGCTCCGGCTCCGATGTTTGGTGAACCTGTTGAACAGGCAACTCCGGCTCCGTCCCCCGCACCCGCCGCGGCCCCTGTTATGGCAAGCCCGCCGTCTCCGCTGGCTTCTCCACAGACGCCTCCGCCGACGGGTCAGACGAGCCCAAGCCTGCGGACCAACCCAATCGTTCTAGGGTACGACAGGGCCACGCAGGCCCTGGCCGAGTACCTCAGCGGTCGATGATCACGGCCCGAACACCGTTGCCACCGAACAGTTTGACCAGCTCGTCAGCGGTCTCTTCGGTGGCAGCAAGTTCGGCTTCCCCTAGGATCGACGCAAGGCATAGGCTCTCACCAATCAACTGCATGATTGCATCGACCTGCATTGGATGCATGTCCTTGAAACCAATAGATTTTTCAACCTTCATCATTCGACCTCTCCCCAGTTATCGGCCAGAGCTTGGTCGATCTTGGATGGGATCTTTAGTGGGGTGCCCGTCTCCATGATCTCCTTGATCCGCGCAGCTTGGTCCTCGCTCTCTACGGAGAAGCATAGCTCATCGTGGACCGTGAGCATAGGCACGAGACCCTCCTTGTAGCAATCGAGCATCGCCTTCTTGGTTTGGTCGGCGGCCGAACCTTGGATCAGACGGTTGAGTGCCTTGTAGGTAAAGGCTCTCCGAAGCTTGACGAGACTGCCGTATACCTTCTGGGCTTCATCGTGAGGCAGCGGCTTGTTGTATTCAAAGGTCGACGGCTCCCACATATCGAAGCGGCACAGTCTCCCTTGGAGGGTGCGGATCTGACCGTAGCGGCCCGCCCGCTGCGAGGCCACGGTAGCAAGATGCTTCACGAACGGAACGCGTTCTTGGTGCTGCTGGATGATTGACTTGGCCTCGGCCTCCGAAATACCCAGCTGGTTGGCAAGCTTGCCTACCCCCATGCCATACATGATCCCGAGGTTCACCGTCTTTGCCTGCTTGCGTGTGATCCCAGCAATGTCTGCAACCATCTGGTGAAGGTCGACATCCCCGCGGTGATACTCCTCGACGATGGTCTTCACGACTGGATCCTGCATCTGCTCCGGAATGGAAGCAGCAAAGTGCACAAGCAAACGGGGCTCCTGAGATGAGTAGTCGAAAGACCCCCACTTGGTTCCCTCTTCTGGGATGAACAGGCCGCGGATCAACTTCTTGATGTCAGGGTCTCGAGCGGGCAGTTGCTGCAGGTTAGGGTTCGAGGAGGAGAAGCGTCCGGTCACAGTGCCGCCCTCGTCACGCCGCGTAGAATGCAACTCCGTGTGGATGCGCCCGTTGCGCTGGTGCTTGAGGATCGTATCGATGAAGGTGCTGTCCGCCTTGTCAAACTCCCGCAGCTTGACCAGCTGCTGGCACACCTCGGCAGGGTGGCTGTTCAGGAAATCCTTGGTGAACGACGGGGCGCCGCCCGTGCCTTTGATTGGAAGACCTTTGTCATCTAGCTTCTCCGGTGTCCGAGGATACTCCATGCCCAGCTTATCAAACATCTTGGCAATGGAGTTGGCTGCCCAGATCTCGACCTCGAAGCCTGCCGCCTTGTCCACCGCGTGGCGTAAAACCTTAGACTTGTCCCTGATTAAGGCTTTGTTGCGCTCAGCCTTTTCCAGATCGACGCGCACACCACGGGTCCGCATGTCCAAGAGACACGGGATTAGGTCCGTCTCGAGGTTCCAGATTGACCACAAGTCTTGACGCTCGACCTCAGCGCGAAGCGCATCCCACAGTTTGAGCGTGGCTATGGCGTCCTGTTCCGCATAGGTGCCTACATACTTTACAGGAAGCTTATACATCTCTGCTTTAGGGTCGACGCCAAACTCCTTGGCTGCAAACTGCAGAAGCTTCTCGTCCTTCCGGATCTGGCAGTAGTCCCGTGCTAGGTAGTCAAGGCCGTAGCCAAGGCGGTTCTCGTCCACCACCGCGCCTGTGATCATGGTGTCGATGATCTTGCCGTGGATCTCCACGCCCTCCGCCCGCAACCAGCCGGCGTCGTAGGTGGCGTTGTGCATGATCTTCAACGAGTCCGTCTTGACCTGTGCCTGCAACCAACGCAGCGCCATCTTGGCATCCATGTTCGGGCCGCGCTCGTGGCGGATCGGGAAATACCAAGACATGTCGCCAGCGGCTACAGCAATGCCGATGATGTGGCCGTCCTTCGTTGCCCACCCAGGACCGTTGGTCTTGATGTTCGGGTCTTTGGTCTCAAGGTCGATGGCGATCTGCTTCGCATCCCGCAGATCAGGGAACTCCGAGGGCATGTGCCACTCGCGTTCGATCACGTCCATCTCACCTCGGATCTGGTAGTCGAAGTCAGGGAAAATATCACTCCGCATCAAACGATCCTCCCAATGCCGAGTACCCGACCTTGTCAACCCATGAATCAGCGTGGTCGATCGTCTCCAGCAGGCGAGCCGTCTTTACCCAATCCATCATCAGGGCAACATGCTTCGCGGTCAGTGGTCCTTCAGTGTTGGCAATGATGATGTTCCACCCCTGAGCAATCCGGCTAAAGTTGTGGAAGGCATCCCCGTAGTCCTTGGCCCTCTGTCCAGAGATCAATGCCTTGGCGGTGTCGAGGATCTCGTCTCG